CGCAGCCGCCGGTCTTCATCTTCCATTTCCTTCTGCCGTCCGAATTGCTCCCGCATATCTGAAATTCGGCGTTCATCGGCTGCTCGCGACTGTTCTCTCTGGAAGTCGTGGGCCTCTTGCTGTTGGGCAATGGACTTCGCCAACGACTCCTGTTCATCCTCGATTCGCTTGTCAAGCTGCTTCTGCAAGTCACTGCGTTGCTCTTTATGAGCTTCTTCTGCATCGCGACTCTCACGAGAATACCTGCGCTGCTCCTCAAATATCGCGACTGCATCCAATCGAGCCGCGGCGCTAGACATTGCGTCTTGGTGTGATTCCAGGGCTCGGGCACGGTTCCGTTGGTAATCATGGTCAATTTCGATCAGGCGCTCATTTGCCTCGACTCGCGCCTCCGCGATTCGCTCGTCAGTATCGGCTCGTTGACGACCGATTGATCGGGCCAAAGCATCAGCTTGCTCAGACTCTCGGCGACTGGCCTCTTCACGCACGTCAGCAATTGACCTAGAAAATTCTGCTTCCGCGCGTGCACGGGCGCGCGTGTAGTCTTCGGTGTCGCGAGCAATAGCTTTTTCGTACTCGCGGATAGTCGACGACCGCTGCTCTTCGTACTGACGGGTTGCATCGAGCCGAGCCGAGGAGGCATTGCGCTCAATCTCTAAAATTTGCGCGGAGTGGTCACGCAGCGCGGTCTCGACAGCTGTTTGGTTCGTTCCCCACCGTGGACCTACTGCCGCCCCTGCACTACTAATCCCCTCACGACTCTCCCACCCAACACTTGATCGCATGCCAATGGTCGAGGCGTTCGGTCGTTTTTGGAAGAATGGTGTGGGTCCACCACCTCCCGTGATATCGCCAGTCCACTCGTGGGTACGTAGAAAATCACCGAGAGGATCGGCGCCGACCATCTTTACAAAATTTCGTATAATCTCGCCAAGGGGACCATTGATAGAATCAATGGCTACACCGGCACGACGGGCGTCGCGGGTGACCTGTTGTAAGCCATCGCGCAATTCATCAAGTTGTCGGGCTAGCCCCTCCCCAATAAGCTCAATCGGGTCGCGAGTAGTTTGCCCAACTTGCAGCCGAAATTCTTTCCAAGCGCGACCCAGCTTTTCGAGCCCGGTCGCCTGGGCCGCAGACGATTTGACGAGTGCGCCAAATTTTTCTTCTGCTAATCCAAGGATGGCATTCTGATAGGCCATCTCTGTCGTCAGACTCTTATCTGCTGCCTTGAGTTGGTCGATGCGTGCCGTAACCTCAGCGACACCAAGACCTAACTGGTCAAGGCGCATCGTTGATTGGTTCGCGATGGCCAACTGTAGCTGAGAGATCACATAATCTTGCTGCTGTCCTGTCGCGACACTAATGCCACGGGCTGCAGTCACGAACCGCTCTAACTCAGCTGCCGAATCGCCGAACCCAACGGCTTGCAACCGTGTTACATCGGCAAGCGCCGTTGCCCGGTCAATCGCGCCACCGGTCGCCTTGTCGTAGGCAATCATCAACGACTCAAGTTTTGCAGCACTGCCGGCGAGGTTTAGAGCCGCGACCGTTTGGCGCTCAAAGGCGACTGCAGTCTCTGTGGCCCCGATGGCAAATCGGGCCATTTGAGCGATACTTGCCGCTCCAAATGCGATACCAAATGCACCGGCCCATTGCCTGACCATGCCTGATAGCATCGAGAATCCGGATTGCGCTTTTGCGGCCCCGGCCCCGATGCGACCAAGATTCTTTTCTACATCTTGACCAACGCTCTGCGAAACGGCCCGGACGTTATTTAGGTCAGAGACGTCAATCGCGATACGGCCGCTGGCGGTCCCTAAGTTTACTCCGGCGCCTTCACCAATCGGCACAATTGACCCCCTTATCGCAATAACGCTCGGACATCATTCCAAATCTGCGGCCCGTACAAATCAATCGAAGGATTGATAATTGCGTAACGACCGCCATTCGCCAACTCTAGATAAATCCCATAATCGACGCCATACCGGAGTTGAATTTCAATCATATCTGTCACAGCATCTTCGACTCGCGCCGTGAGGGTTTGGCGAGCATTGCTAGAGCGGTCAGTCCATGGTGCCGTGTCCTTCATATGCTGCTCAATCTCAACTGCGTATCGTTCAGCCAACTGTCTGACGGCGCGTCGAATCGCGATGGCATAATTGGCTGCCCCGTCTCGAAAAACATCGCGGGGTCGAGTATCCCAGTGCAATGACATGCTACTTTACCTCGTCATAGAATCCACCTGCCGCACCCTTGAGCAGCCCAATGTCCCCGGACTCGCCGTGGACGTCGTGGGAAGGCCGTGGTAGCTCAAAATCAGGCGCTAGTAGTCTCTGCAAGGTATACTTCGCCACAGACTTCTTGGTCGTCCCTACGTCGACCTCGATTCGCTCTGCCAAAGCATTTTCAATCGTGACGCCAAGGGTGGCGGTAGCGCCGTCAAGACAATAAGCCGCGTACTCACTCTTCAACCGGATCAGGGTGCTCGGCCGGCAATGGAGCGCCTGCGCTTTCGTCCACAGATTCCATAATTTCGTCTTGTCGGCGACGAAACCTGGACAACCCGGTGGCCTCAAGTAGCGCCAAGTCAAAAATGTATCGCTGCTCACTATCCTCTAGGTCGTCGATGCAGATCTCATCATCTGTCTGTGGGTCATCCACGATTTTCGGCTCAATGAGCGCCGCCGTGCAGACGATTAAAAATGAGTCTGCCATATCGACCGCGTGCTCGCGTCGTTCTGTCAACTCAAAGAATTCCGCGTACTGCGCAGGGGTCACTTGTCCATAGAGGATACGAATCACTAGCTCAGTGAGGGGGTCGGGAATCTTACCAAGCCGAAGCAAGGCTGCCGGTTTGACAACCCGCATTCGGACGACGCGACCTGTTGTCGGGAGGGTAATAATTTCGCCCCGTTCTCGAATACGTCGGAATTCGGCGGCGGGAGTCGGGATAGGTCCTGGGGTAGCGCCATTCTCAGACATTACAAACCGCCTACTGTCGTACGGAGGGGAATGTCAAGCAGTGTTGCGGAGGCGAAATTGCGCAGCCGGTAAATGCCGTTCACGGTTCCCTCGTGCACACCCTGGAATTGAGCGGCCGGTAGAATGAAGGTGTCTTGCTGGGCTTGTAGCGCGACGTTGCCGGCTAGTTTGGCCTTCGCGATAAAGATATGCAAGTCCCCGACTCCACCACTGCCCACGATGCGGCCGGCAAGGGCCACATACGGCACCTCGTCTGCCTCGCCAATCATCAGATCCTCATAGTCGGCTGTCGAGGTTAGAGTCGCACCAGTCAGCATGTCATAGGCCGCCAGATCCACGGTGGCCATTTCCAGATTGACCGTCGCCGATATGATTTTGGTGTACCGGTCTAGCACGACGTCATCGCCGCGCAATTCATCGGTCTCCACCACAATCTCGACGGCCATCGACCGTGCCCCACGAATGAGGTAGGGCGCTCCGTACGAATTGGCTGCAGTCCAACTTGCAATCTTAAGTTGGCGCAGACCACGATGAATTGTCTGTAGTCCCATCGTCTACCTCCTAGGGCAGGGCTATCACATTCAGAATCAGAAAGTCAGCACGAGCCATCGCAGCCCCAAAAAGTGCACCTGGGTCACGTTGGCGGTCAATGATATTGGCTAGCGCGCACGGGAAGGACCCCGTGAATGCTCGCCCCTCAAGCAACTGGATTATGCGACCGAGCGCCGTGTCGACGGCGGTGTAGTTGGCGGACGCATCTGCATAAATATAGACTTCAACGACTTGTGCTGCGCTGATGATTTGCGCCATCTCGTCGCGAATAACCCCATTCGGTACGTTCCCTCGCTGCTTGACAAGAGCACACGGCTTCAAGTATCCATCTGTGCCAAAGGCAGATGCCACGGTCTCCCGTGTGATGCCTGCAGGGCCCACGGTGCTGCTCTTTAACACCCCTCCTGTAAGAGTAGCCATCAGCGTCGTGTCCGCGATTAAGACGGCCGCAACGGAATCTTCATAGGCGACCATCTAAAACCTCCTGCACAAATTGTAGCAAGTCTCTGGCATACCGTTCCGTGATGTCAAATCCGTACACTTCTTTGACGGTCTTCACGACTTGCTTTGCCTGGGACAACATTGAGATTTGTTGGAATGCAGGAGGCAAATCGAGCTGGGTCGTTGGGTCGTTTTTAGGTGTGTCCAATGTGTGTTGTGGGATCCGCCCAGACTGAAAATCCGGCCGCTACCGCTGCACGACACAATCCTCGGTCAACATCAAATGGTGAATAGCGCACCCCAGTTTGCAGCACTCCTTGGTTGATCAACACCATTCCACCAACGGTGTCCATCGGGACCAAATCTGTTCCATATTGCATTTCAACTTCCCGAAATGGGAACTTTATGAACGGCCGGCAATTATGGGTAAATCCCCATGTGTCATAGAACAGACCATCGGTGTCCCAATAAAATGGCGCCACGATATCAACATTGTGGGCTGCCAGTCTTGCTAATGTGTCTGGCTTAAACTGAACATCGGACGGCGTGAAAAGGACGGCGTCGGTCCATACAGGGTCCACGGCTTCCAGTGCAGTATTGAAAACTTGGGCCAGTGCAGCAAACCGTTCAGGGCTTACCACATGACCAAATCGTGGGCGCCCAGTCGTGCATTCCAGCAATCGAATGCGAGAATCCACACGCGTCCATGCGGTCAAGAATTCACGGGTGTGGTCGACGCTATCTCCCTCGACGAATATAAATCGCAATGATTCCGGTGGCCAATCCAGAGTCGTGATACTTGCCACAAATCTAGTTAGGCTAACTGGGTCACTGTCACGAAACGGTGCGCACACGGTCACGTGCTTGCTCAATCCATCGTGCCCTTTCTGAAGGACCACTAAATCGGTGCAATACTTGGGCAGGGTTTCCTACGACCACAGTCCATGGCTCCACATCGTGAGTCACCATAGCCCCTGCTCCAACAACCGCACCTCGTCCGATGTATACCGGCAGCAAAACTGCCCCTGACCCGATACTAACATCATCGCTAATCCACGTCGGTCGTTGGATGTGCTCGGCTCCAATAATAGGCCGCAGATCGTTAGTCGTCATCACACCGTGCCCGATAAAAACTCGATCTCCAACTAACACTCCAAAGCATAAAAATGTGTGGCTTTCGACCTTACAGTCGTCTCCTACAATGACACCCCGCTGGATTTCAACGAATGGACCGATTGTCGTGCGGTCGCCAATCCAGCATCCGTATAGATTGCAGAGATCCGGGTGGTGGATGATGGCCCCTTTGCCTACGTGGCAATTCTCAATCATCCAGTGGCGCTCGCAATTCCTTGAATTTCTCCGATGGTCAGGATGATATCGTTGATATGGTATTCATCATTGCCCAAGATAAATCGATACCCTTCCGCGAAGACAGTATCTGCTAATGTCGCATGCCCTCGAATCCCATACACGACTGCTTGCATTCGAGGCGCGACACCCGACGCATTCTCCACCATAGACTGCCGGTTATCGACCTCGACACGGACGATCTGTGCGGCCAATGAAGCGCCCGATGGAGGTTTGAAAACGATAGACGTGGGCTTGTCTTGGATGCGAGCCCAAGCAAGGGCTGCACGGTCGGGTGCCGTGATTGCGGTCTCTGGCAGCAGCCAACTCGCGAAACTAGGGCTCATGTTGGAATCTTTCCGGTGCGGATATCAGGCTGACTCAGATGATCATCGTAACTAACCGGACGGTTCATCTCCCATTTGTACACGATGGAACTGAACTGGTCTGCATACGCAATAGCTGCCGCTCTGTCAATGAAGGCGCCACCAAACCGATAATCCATATCGCCATTATCGATTTCAACAATATAGATAGGCATACGCTCCTCAAAATTGTAGTCCATATTTCCGTCGTCAACTTCAATCGTGTAGGTAGTCATTTTTATGGCCAGTAGGGTCGGTAGATAGATAGGGACTTTCGACGGGTACGCCCGAATCGTGCGGTAGAAAGCGCCGCAAGAGCGCCTAGCTCTTCCTGGGTAACTCGCCCCTGCCAAATGGCGAGCAATGTCTGCAAATTCTTAAACACCTGTGATGAACTTTCAGAACTGTTATTCTGCACGTAGTCATGAAGTTTCGACGCCGACCCAAGCAGTTGCAGAATGCCCAGCACTCGAGTCGTGGACCCAATGGAATTAGGTGCGGACACGGTTGCGCGCGCGTAAAGAGCCTCTGCCTCTACATCAGTCAGCGTGGTTATTGAATGCCCCAAATCATCGCGCAGTTGCTGCCATTCAGCGGCTGTAGCCATTTGTCCCCCTCTGGATCACGATGCCGACCGATGTCGTGACGAATCCATCATACCGCATGCATAAATGTGGTTCTTTTTCGGGCTCCCTAGGCATAAAGAAGTCCCATGGATCAACTCCGTGTGTCAAGTCCATTTCCATCAAATGCCCTTGTGCCACGACTTCGTTCATCAAGCTTTGCAAATCACTCTCTCGGTACAGCACTACCCCGCCACTCTCAACGGTCTTATTGTGGCTACTCAGGTTGTACTCTGTCGTGTGAACCGCGATTCCACCAGGCTTTAGGCACTCTATCGTTGTCTTGATAAAATCCAACCCGGCCTTCAAAGTGCCCAAGTGGTCAAGTGCACAAGCTGACCAGACAAAATCGTAATTTCCTTGACGTAACACCGGTGGAATAGCATTCATATCCACTAATGTGAATGTGACGCCGGGTGGCCATATCTGTTCTTCCCCGGCCCACTGGCCTCCAGCCATCCACGGTGTGGCCTCTCCTCCAGGCAAGTCTGACGCTAAAATTTTTGCGCCTTTGCTTGCGAACATAGCCGCAAGAGGCTCCCGACCCACCCCAAATCCTAGCCCCTGCTTGCCAGATATTCCTCGATATGCGATAGCCCTCGCAATGTACACAAACTCCCAATGCTTCCGATGGTAAACTAAAGGGTCCAGCCCTAGTTCGGCGCACCATGTTTTATGGTAAGGGGTCTCAAATTGCTTCTGAGTGCAAAGCCGACTTATCTGATGCAGCGGTAGGGGCAATGACATGGGCACTCGCGACCTCTTTCCATATCTCTAAAACACTCTGAGAAAATGCACGCCAAGAATATAGACGTCGGATATTTTTTGCATTTACTTGTGCTTGCCACCAATATTCGTCACGATGGGCAGCCACATCGCGCAGGGCCGTTACGACACCCTTCAAATCTGGTGCAGCCCACTCCCCTAATGACTGACCTTCTAAATTTTTGGCGCCCTTCCAATCCGCAGGCTCCAGTGTGTACGGTAGTGGCCATCCCCACTCCGGCAAATCGTCCACAGTACCGGACCATCCTGTCGTCAATACGATACATCCACATGCCGCGGCCTCGCGCGGGATCATCCCAAACCCTTCCCCCTTATGGGGGTTGATAAGAACATCTGCCCTATGATACAAATCGCGCATTTCTTCTTCAGTCAAGTCTGCCTGCACGACCTCGATATTTGGATTCGTAAATTGTATCGGCACTTTCGGATGACGACCTTTAAGGATCAACCGATAGTCCATTGACTCACCGAATGCCGTGACAAATGCCTGAAGAGCAATAATGCCGCCCTTGCGTGCCCCACGGTCTAAAAATGCCAGGAATGTAAGTGGCCGATCTTGTCGTGACACTGCCGGCTGGTAAATCTCACTGACTCCAAGGGGCACAACATGAATAGGCGTTCCATTTACTCCACTATCCCAAAAGATATCGCGGCAGAATTTTGACGGCACCACGACTGCGGCCATATTGTTCAGTGTGTCTGCCCAATCGGCCGGCAGTCGTGTGCTTTCGAACATCGTCAATCCTACCTGCGGCCCTCGCTTCAGATGCGCTCCATGCCGATAATAACTTGTCGGATACCCTAGCACTACTCCGCCAAGCATCGGTCGGATGGGCCGGCTTGTCAAGGCTTGTACGTCTGCGGGCTGTGATGGATCTTGTACTTTGCCTAGTCCACAGGCATTGACCCATACCCCAAGTCGTGACAATTCTTGAGCAAGCCGGCATGCAATCAACCCGTAACTGTCATACCAATCCCAGTCTCCGGGAGCGTAAATGGTCACAGCGTCCATATGACCCCCATGGCCTACGGTAGCGTGATCTCCTCGGCGCATCGGAGCGGATTTGCATAGACGCCATAGTAACTGTCCCAGACACTCTGGGTCAGGAATCGAGACAGGTCGCGCTCGGTACCCTCATTCTGAAGCGCCTGCTTCTCGAAGCTGCGAGCATCCTGACCACGGTACTGCTGAGAGATCAGGTACGCCTTGCCCGATGTCACACCGGCGTACGTTACAGTCTTTGAGCCACGGGTGCCCGACCAACCGTCATAGGCGATGACGTTGCGAATCATATCGATGGCGCTTGTCTGCAGAGTAAATCCAGTCTGCGGAACCTTCGACAATGCTCGTTCCATCATGAACATGTTGGCGCTTGAAATGAGCAGAGTGTATGGTCCACGACGCGGATTTGTCGTGTCCGCCTTAGAGGCAGTGATAGCGTCCTGGATGGTCAGCAGATAATCTTCCATCGTGGTCGCTCCGCCAGTGTTCGCAGCCGTTTGGTTCGCAGCCGCGTAGGCATAGGCGATGAAAGGATTAAGGTGCAGGTGGTTCAGAAGCGCATTGTGGGCGACACCCATCTGGCGTTCGATTAGGGCGACATTCCACAATTCGTTGAAAATGACCAGGTCCTTAGAGTACTCCAGACCAGTGCCCCAATGCCGAATGGGCACGGTGTACTCGCTTGACCCGATGTGGCTAAACTTGACCTCGCCACCTTCGAATACCTCTTCGAAGATAACGCCACCTGGGCCGATACGATTGATGTCGACGTTCTTAGGCAGACTGGCGTCGGCCACGACATCGTAGAGGGGGAGATAAAGCAGCGGCTCTTCATCACGACCTGCGTCCACTTCAAAGCGCTGCCGTGTCACCCATTCGACGCCAAACGTATCGGTGCCCGTAAACTCATATATGCGGTGCCCACCTTGCTGTTGCCCGACCTCACGAACATGGTCGCGCAATTGCAGGTTGGGCGGGAATGCGACGTGCGGCTTGCTATTTGACAGCAGGTCGCGACTCCAGATCTTCATCGTCATAATATTCCTCTCCCTTAGCTGAACGCCGACGGGTCGTCAAGCTGAATACCGGTCACAATGTTGTTCGCGTCCTTGTCCGACGTCGCCTTAAACATCGGGACCTTGCCAGCGCCACTCTCAGTAGTGTATGCCTCGTCGTCCGGGTAGTGCCCGGTGACGGTCGCCAGGGTAATAAAGACCTCATCACCCTTATTAACCGTCAGGCCCGCGGGAACCTTAAACTGGTACTCCCGTTCATCGTTGATAAGCGCAATTGTGTCACCACTGACGCCATCTTCGCCGGCAATTCCGAGCCACCCATCAACATAGATGACCGAATTTGCCTCGACTGCGTACAGCAGATCCACATTGACAGTTTGACCATCTGACTCCAGGTAGCACGGGGCTCCTGCAACTGTGGTCGCCATTATGCTTGCTCCTTGCTGTCACTCGGAATGACAAAATACTTGCTCTGCCCGACTTGTGTCTGCACGGCCTTCGACTGAGCAGGCCCCATAATGCTCACGACCTGTGACTTCAGCATTTCCGTGACGGACGCACTCTCGACCACTTCCTTATAAGCGGCCTCGACCGCCTCTAACGTCTGTGGATTCTTTGCCGCAATCAACTCGGTGATGATACCCCGAGCGCTCTCGATTTTGACGCCTTCGGTCACAAGTTCGGTTATCCGTGTCCGGACAGCCATGGTGCGCTGAGCCTCGCGCGCCTGCACCATCTCATTGACCACATTCGTCAAATTCGCATTTGCGTCTACTCCTAATATACCGCGCAATTCATCAATTTGCGCGACCTCAATCGGCGGACTTCCAGCCAGTATCGCGGCCCGCACTGCAGCCGGCAGAAGCTGGATGTCTTCGATCGTAAGGCTTGCGATAACTTCCGATCGTTCCATTGTCACATCCTCCTCGACGGTAGATTCGTCCATTTCACTAGTGATCAACGGCACACGAGCCAGGTCGCGAACACCGGCCCGGTCACTGGGCGCCAAGTCGATCTGCCCTAAGTCAAGCGAGCTTGCGCGCATACGGTAGGCTTTCAAGGACTCGTCCCAATCGCCGATTGCTTGCGCGTCAATGCTCGTTGCCAACGATTTTCCAGATGCTTTGTATCGGGCGACACGGGCCTTGGCTTCCCCGACAACCAATCCCTTCCCCCAAATCATATCGCCCTCGCGGATAGCACCAATCCAGTGCACGGCCTCTGGCTTAAAAGCGGTCTTACGTTCTTCGACACTCATGTGGCCCATCAACCCAATTGGGCGCTTCTCGATGGTCTGACGCATCAGTTCTAGAACAAATGCTTCATCGTAGTAACGGCCATTTGCGCTCTTAGAATTGATCTTGGCAATGGGTAGCGTCAAGAACATCGGATCGCCTCCCTCGGACGCAATTAAGGCCGGTAGGTCGATGTCTGCCGTAATAGGTACATTCGGGTACCCACCGCGCAGTTCACTGATGACCATGACGTCCTGGAAGACTCCGGTGATCTCCTTAATTTCCATGTTTCCCTCCTACTCCTCCGCCTGAGCGGCGGCCCGCGCTCGCTCTGCTATCTCATAAGTCGCGACCCGACGCTGCTCTTCTTCCGGCGTCCACGGTGCTGGTGGGTAGACTTCATCAATGCCGTACAAGAATTTTAGCCAGATTCCAATCGGCTTGATTTGGGGGAGCAACTTCTTAGCATGCATATCGTAAATTTGCGCCTCGGTATCTGGGTCATCCACTCCCTTCGTCGGCACAATCAAGAGATAGCTGAGCGCTTGTGCGACGATAGACAGTGGGCCCTTCAAATTTCCTTCGCGCATGGGGTTACGGGTAATGTCGATGGGTGACATAGGGATGTCCTTTTCTATCTGTAGGTGCCAAATGTGACGGTAATTCCACGAGCTTCAAACCACTTAATATTGTCTTTCGACAACACACGACCTTGATCATGCACGGCTTTGATATCCGATAACGGCAATCCTCCCTGGACCTGCCATTCGATGTACCCTACACCGTGCATAAAATCTTGCTTGTCAGATGATGTACGACCGCTATTTGCATAAGTTACTAGATTTTGTTGTGTCCATCCAGTTCCAATGCCTTCATAACCTGGATTCGTCATGGGTGTGCCAAGAACTGCGTCTGTGTCCAATGGGAATAATGAGTCACCCATCGTGAAAGTCATGCGCTCACGAACCTCGTCTTTTACAGTGAACTTTAAGCCACCATAATGGGACGCGGCATTACCAGGAATATCCATATACCCATAAACTGGTCGCTCGGCCGGCGCGACATTGAGTGGAATGCCAAGACCTTTATGTTCCGCGCGTGCACGCAAGGTTGCATTCAGTGACCCATTCGATGTCTTGGTCTCAAATTGTGTCTTAAATCGCTCCTCACCTGCCTGCATGTAGCCCACGATTTTGTAGTCTGCATTGATACAAACAGGACTCTTGTCAATAAGTTCTTTCAGTGCAGATAATGCCTTAGGTGGGTCAACACCCCTACGCTGTAAGTCATCTTCTACACGTGACACCATGCCATCAATTTTATTCTGGGTAGGTCGGTACTTCAATTTCCCGCGGGGTGCTTCCGTCGGGTTGGCAATACCCCAGTCGGCTATTTTAGTATTAAGTTTTGCTATTTCTGCTGTCAGATCATTCCACTCTGGCGTGAATAATCGTGACGAGCGCCCTGCATCGTAGTCTGCTCGCAGATCCGTCAATTCTTTTCGAATGACAGCTACACGGTCTTCCGCAGCCAAAATCTCCGGAGGCTTCACGATGGCAGTTGCCTTGCGCTTGGCCGCCGGCTTGAGTGTCGCGCCGATTCGTTTGTCTTCATCTTGCGATGCTCGCAACTCTACTCGCAAGTCCCCCAATCGTGCATCACGCATACCATAGAAAGTTGCCTCAGATGGCGTTAGTTTCTCACCACGACGCATCTTTCGCTCAAGCCGCCCGACTTCTGCATCAATGCTTGCGATCTCACTCTCTAAGGAAAGGACCGCACGATGGGCTTTGCCTACAGGAACTGGGGTGCCGGCAGGTGGTGGAGTCCAGCTAGCGATAGCTTTATCTTCTTCAACGGACGCCTTGTAAGATGCCCATAGAGGCTCCAGTTTGTCCTTGCGTCGCGTCTTCATGAACGCGGCTTCGTCTGCCGTGTCCACTTCTCCACGTGTTCGTTTCTTCCGAATTCGCTCGACTTCCGCGTCGATAACGTCAATCTCAGCCTTAATTTCATCTGCCGGCAAGAGCACTTTTGCTGGAGGTAGGTGGACAGGAGCGACAGGTTTTGCCTTTGCCGCTCGTGCATCTGCTGCCGTCAGTTTCTTTAATTCTGCCTTCAAACTACCTATTGTGGCGGGAAGATCGTCGTATAAATCCTCTTCAAATTTTGAGAGTTTTACGCCACTACTTACTTTTAACTCAAGCCGACCCATCTCGGCTTCTGCATCCATAAGCTCGCTTCGGACTGAGTGAGTTGTTGCGCCTGCAAAACCGCCAGACGTGGCAGGTGCAACAGGCGCAGCAGGAGCAGCTGCCGTGACTGCAGCTGTCTTGGCTGCCTTTGCTTTCGCACGCGACTTCTTACTTGCTTCTAAGCGCTTAATTCGAAGCGCCTCTTTCTTAGCAGCTTCTTCGGTGGCAAGTTTAGCGGCTGCCTCCGCGGCTTTGGCGGCTGCCTCCGCGGCTGCCTTGATCATAACTGCCTCGGCAGCAAGTCGGGCCTCACGACGTAAGCGACTCTCTTCTATCGCCTTCTTTAGAGCGACCTCTTCTGCTAGTCTCTTTGCTTCCGCAGCTTCTTTTGCGACTCGCTCAGCTTCAGCTTTAGCAGCAGCTTCAGCCGCTGCCTTTTTAATAGCGTCCGCCTCTCCCTCTATTTTTGCAGCTTCTATTTTTGCACGAAAATCAACTAGGTCGTCTACATAATCGACTCCATCGGACAATATTTTTGTCTTCAGAAAACGTAGATGCAGCACCCCTTCAACTTCCTCGACAACTTCAAACTTAGCGCCTGGTAACAACATGATTTCGTCAATACCAAACACAGTTGCCGGAATAGCAGTTGTCCCTGGAGGCAGATCCACGGTGAATACTTTTCCATCCGTGCCGGCGTAACTTTTCGCGCGATCAATGTCATTCGTCGTGGAACGGGTACCTAATGTCGTGAATACTTCACCCGGCTTCATTGTCTTGAATTTCTCGCCGGCTAATCCAAAATATATCGTTTCCGTATGACCCAATTTCATCGCAGGATCATGCGCCAATCGGTGCAATTTATCCAATGCCTCTGGACGAATCAGAGTATCGATGCCTTCTCCAGTACGTCTTGCACGACCCAGAAGATACTCGCGCGCTTTGGGGTCATTTAAGTCATTCCAGGCGGCGCCCTTGGATAATGGCATGTCAGAGGTATCGACACGAGTCTCACCCCATTTGTCACGGGTTCTATATGCTTCTTCGGCAGCGAGTCGTTTAGCCTCAATCTCAGCAAGACGTCGTGCCTCAGCCGCACGCTCAGCAGCTAGTCGACGCTCTGCTTCTTCTTTGGATGCCCGCTCTACTGCTAACCGCTCAACTTCAGCAGCAGCCTCTGCAATTTTCTCGGCCTCAATCGCGGCTGCTTCTTCAGCAGCAAGCCGAGTAATTTTCTCAGCTGCTACTCGCTCCGCTTCCAGCGTTAACTTAGCAGCTTCCCGTTCTCTAGCAGCAGCCCTTGACTTTGTGCTTGACGCGACTCTGGCTACTCGGCGCTCTTCCGCCGTCATCACGGCAGACTTACGGACAGCCTCCGCGATGGACGTGTCAAGAGTTCCGTCCAGAAGCGCTTTGGTTAAGTATTCAGGCGAGAGTATGCCTTGCAGCCTCGTCCCTCGAGCTGCACTTCCCTCACCTACTACCGTGACCAAAGCGCTCTGGGCGGCTCGGATATCGGCCCTTAACTGCTCCACGACATCCGCAATGGGTCCTAGTGGCACTGGAACCAATGTGCACATCTCATGAGGATGATTCGGATAACGGGGGACCTCGTCAGGCGGGTAGATGCCATCGTGGTTTGGCCCTCCGTTCGCATTCATGTCACACTGGTCTAAATCGCGATGGCTTCCGCTTAACCGCCATTGCACTCCCCCAACAAAAGGATTAGCGGCACTGGCGGCCACAGTTGCGCGACCTGCGGCCGCCGTAATTTCCGTGCGTGCGAGGCGTCTGGCGGCGTACGACCCCTCGCGTCCGTACGGCGTTCTTGTCTTTGCCGCTGCTCCTCCCGGAGTCATAAAGGATTCGACCGTCTTTGCGATATCGATGGCCGAAGTGCCTTGCGCGACGTGGTACTCCATCAATTCATCGATTCTTGACCGGACCTCAACAGCAGTCCGCCAAACACGGTCGCTTAACCGATACCCACTCGGATCCACAAACCGATGAAAGGCGTCATAAGTGCCTCTCGGCCGAACTAGTGCGGCTCGAGCAGCCCCTAGCACGATACGGCCGTCAGGCCCACGAAGATCTGCCGGTAGGGGGGCAAGAGTCGTGGGCGCTAACTCCGTAATTCTGCCGGAGACTGAGGTGGCCATTTCCTGCGCTAGTCTAACAGGCCGTGGGCCGGTCAACCAATTTGCCACCACTGGATCCTTGCACAAGCGGCGCACCAGAGTGACCTGTCGGTCAACCTGGAGCCTCGTGGCGCCCTCGATTCCTTGCACGAGTAGCAAGGCATAGGGGCTTTGTGGTCGTGGCCCCTGTAGCGCGTCTGTGCCCGCCCCGATGTAATATGGCTTGAGCACTTGCTCCCAGATTGTCGTCTTCATGGTGTCCAGCGTCCCCCGATTTGGGGGAATAACCGACGTACCTGTCGAAGATTTTGCAGTCGCGACTCTCATGACCAGGCTCGATATCATTCGAGCGAGACCGAGGTGTGCTATCCGCAATTTATCTTCGACAGACCGTCGGTGCCTTAATTGCTGGGCGTCCCACGATGCCGGCATTGCTTGACGTTACTTTCGAACCATGCTCTTGATGGGCCTCGGGGCAACTTCAGCCGCGGGCTGCACGACAATGGGCGGTACTACAATTTGCCGCATTTCCGCAGGCAATGTCTTCGGAGCGGCGTCGATGGCCCCTTGCTCTTGACGGGTCAATGGCTTTCGCGGCTCTGGCGGAGTTACTTTAGGTGCCACTGGCACCACCTTCTCCGGGTCAATGTCTGCGGCCTTTAGCAACGCGTCCAACTTTGCTTCAATCCTTTGCCAGAACTTATCCACAATGTGCCTCCTAGTCTAGTTCCAAATCATTAATCTCGGATGCCAAATCACTGTCAAACTGCTCTTCCTCGGGGGTCGATTCTGGGAACTCAACCCTCGCGGCTTCACGCTCTTCCTTTGCCTTATCCAACACACCTTGCGGGTCTTCGATATCCACAGGGATTAACCGCAATGCTGTCAATTCGTCAATCAACCCTTCTAAGAATGCCCACTTAATCGTCTCTAGCGTCAGAGTGCCATCTTGCTGGTCAAGGGCTTCCCATTGCAAGGTGGGAATCATAGCCGATATGGCTGGCTGTGTCAAGGACAAATACCCCATAGCAATCTCAGCGATATCAGTCAGCCAATCAACCATCTCTCCTTGACGACCCTTAATGAATTCAATGAAAATGGGCATTTGTGTCTCGGCGCTCGCCATGCTACTTGCGATGGCATTTCCAAACACAAATTCCGGCAATTCGCTATGCTCAAGCAGCAAGTAGAAGAACAATTCCAGAAGCTTCGCAGTATCTGCCGTGAAAGTGCCTGGCGCCTTGTATTCAAAGTCAGCGCCACTCACGACAAGAAGCTGGGAAAGGTCAACGTCGTAGATTTTTACCCGGCTAATCTGATTGTCCGCTCCAACTTGAGTCTCCACGATTGCGTTCTCAGAGTCGAATTTTTCTAGGTCTTGCACAGAAGCGAACGTCAATACCGGAGTAGGCCGGCCTTGCAAGATATTGCCCTCTGTCGCGGCGTCAATGACTTTGCCATACCGATCCATCAATGGCAGTAGTCCCTCGACCTCAGGCCGCCCGAATGTTTCACCGGGGTCAGGTTGATTTGCGATATGCACCAATGGCCATCGCCCCAGCAAATTAGGATACTCCTGCCGTGCCTGAAGTATCCCGTTGATTTGGACTTCATGGACACGACGGTCCGCATAATACTCGTCGACCATGGTCATTCGACGTTGGCTCACTGGGTGCATGAGCACTTGAGTTATTCGCCAACCTTCAATAATGCTATAATCGGTTTCATTTACAATGGGGTCCACGTTCTCCGGAGCCACGATTGTGACTGTCAAATCCGGATTAATAACCAAGAATGCGTCCCCTTGGCGAAGGGAATTATGCCAGCCCCGAAGAATCTTTGCATGCGCAGTTTTCCACCAGTCCGTTAGAGCCTGCTGTGCGACCTCGTCATCCAATATCCATTTTGGCGGACGACCCAATGACCATGTGGCTAGTTTGTTCACGATGGGCTTGACTAGTAGCCCAGACACCTCGAGCCCTCGAATCTGGGCACGATAAACCTTCAGCCAGAACACATAATCTGGACGAGCCCAAGTCGCTGCCGGTTCCTGATAAGCGAAGGAACTACGGCGTACAAATGACCTTGCGCGCACCGTGAATGAGTCGAAAAAGGGCTCAAAAAACTCACGAATCCGGCCGGTAATAACTTGCAACGACCGTATCATCGTGCCCCCTTCCCCACATGACGGGTACTGCGACGGACCATGCCATCGCCACCACGGCCACGGACTTTATTCTGTCGAATCGTCACGGTCTTCGTCTCCATCAACTGAGAGATTCCCCACACTAGCGCATCACCACGGTCTGGACTTGCGCCTTCCGCCGGCACCCAATTACAAATCTGATCTTCAAGCCCCGAGAGCACTCCGACGTGATGAACCTTGTGCTGCTGGTAAAGGGCAACCACTGGCTCGGCTCGAGTCTGCTTTCCACGACTTGCCCACACTAATTCAACTGGCAATTGCATATCGGTTGCTTTAAGAATGCTTTGGACCATATCGCCGCCGTTGTTCTTTTCGGCCACGACATAGTTTGCCTCGTGATACTTATACGCAAAGGCGACGGCCTCAGCCCATTGCTCAGGCAACCCATCCAGTGAATAGTCTCCGAGCACATAATAGTGTCGGTCGATACTGCGACCAACCACCACGATTCCAGTCTCACTAATCGCCAACTGACTGGCCTTCGGGTCCACCGCAACCACGATGGTAGTAAGAGGCGGCGGTTCCATAACACGGTCAGCGTCAATCCATGCTTGCTGCCAGAGCGCCCCCTCAATGTCTTCAAGAATCTCGGCATTTAACTCCTGCCGCCCCAATCGCGTCCCTTCATATTTCGCAATAATTCTCTCACGAAAGGCGGGAGCAAGATTGGCTAGGTTCTCGAATGTTGTACCGCGAGTCACCACAGTGCCAGGCTGGGTCATCAAAGCTTTGACTTCTGGCGTTGGGCGCGGTGTCGTGGCTATCACGACTCGCGGATCTTTCCCGAGGCGCATGCCAAACATGAGCATATCAAGAGCCCCAGGATACCGCCACGCAGCGTACTCGTCACAGATTCCCCAGAAGTGCTGTGGGCCCCTCAGTCGATTCGGTTCGTCCGCGCTAAATAATGTCGCTCGTGTCCCATTCGGCCAAGTTAATCGGCGCTTCGACGGTTCGTATGTCGGTCGAAAATCGTCATCCGCGGTGGCCAAGAATCCAGCCGGCCCCTCGACCAGTACATCACGGACATCGGCCGCAGTAGCTGCGACCACAGCGCCCCAACTCTTGGGCATAAGTTTTGCTTGCTTCTTTGCCCATTCGACCAGCACTCGAGTCTTGCCATATCCACGACCAGCCAATAGTACCCAAGTAAGCCAATCTCCTTCTGGTGGCCGTTGCGCTGGTCGCGCTTGTGTTTCAAACCAATCGGGCCCCAAGACCACGATTTTTGGTGCGTCGGCAAACTGGAATGGTCTGACATCAATCCTCGGGAGTGGTAGACTCATTCCGAGCATTTTCGAATTTCTCCAGCAAGCGGAACAACTTATTGTCGCTCGTGTTCATCAGCGACCCGACATCTGCTGCCGTCTGCGTTCGCAACCAACCTTTGTCTGCCGTGAATTTCGTCATTTCAATCAACGACTCCAACTTAGTGACGACCAAATCAAGCAGCAATTTCCGAATCTTTTCTTTCTGAGCAGCGTGTGGGTCGTACACAGCCAATGGCACAATATCTTGGTTAGCCATCCGCCAATTCTTAATAGTTGCCGGGGACACAGACAACCGGCGGGCTATCTCAGACATCGATAGACCATCTGCAATCATCACAAGCGCTTCGGCCTGCATTTCTGGAGTACCTTTGGGGGCCATCTAATTATCCTCCAAATAGCGCCATTACATCAATGTGCAAGAACCACAAAATACCTGTGGCAAGCAGCGCCAGAACAACGATAACAATGAGCGCCGGCAACCAACCGTACGTCGCGAATAGGGCCCTTGTATTTTCGCCTATCCATTTGAGCATTAGGGTTCGACCTCTTTCCTTTGTCGCAGTCTCAGCATCTGCGCGCCTTCATCGGTCATCGTCAACTTCGCTCGGTCAAATGCGTGCTGAATGTCGCCGTCCTCTCCCAAGTACGTATAAAAGGAGCGAGCAAACTTAGTAGCATCGGTGACCAGAATCGAGGCGCTCACGGTAATGACCGCAGTGACTCCCTCACGTACCAGTGCATCCGAAACGTCAATGGCTCCCGACTGACTTGTCTCACATGCCAACAATACCATCAAAAGAGGCGGATGGTCACTTGCTAATCGCCCCCACCATCCAGGTCGTGTCGGCCCATCACTCAAATAAATCTTGCCATCCTTACCGTGAGTCATAACCTCCACGACATCGGGTTCGATTCGCGCCCACTCTCTCACAATTTCATCACGATTTGCTGCCTCTCCTTGGAGAGTAATATAGTCAATCCCTGCGTCGTACAGGGCGCTGTCAATATCTGTCACACCAGTCGGGCGGGCTCCTGCAACAGTTGGCCAAATAGCTAAAACAGTCAACCGTGGAGTTGTCAATCGCCCGATTTTATTCATCTCAATCCGTAGCTTTCGCAAGTCTGCTTGACCTGGGTATTCAGAGATCACGACCGTCAATAACATCGGCAATAGTCCGGCCTTTTCTGCTTCATCGACAATGAAGTACCATCGCGACCTTGCCGGTATTTCT